GCTTAGTTCCGCGCATTGCTCGTTTGCGAGCGTTCGCTGCAGCTTCAGTATTCGGAACAAATTGCCTACCGGCTCGGCTGCCAATAATCTTTTTGCGATTTGTTGCAGCACGTTGTCCTGGCGTCAATTTGTCCCATGCCTTGGCTGGCAAGTATCTTCTTGTTACATTCCCACGCTTAGCTGGCTTGCCGTCAGATGTGCGCCATTTTTGTTTTGTCCAACGTGTAAGTGACCGCTGTTTCTTGTTTTTCTTCCCGCGGTATCCGCCACCAGCTTTTCTATATTCAATCGCTACAAGCTGTGCCTTGCGAGCGGACCACTGACCAGGAGCGCCACCCCTGGAACCAGCCATTATTCTGTTTTTAATTCTTTCGCGCAATGCCGGGTTTGTGTAGTTTGCGCTCTTTTCATTGAATTTCCTCTTTGATGGAGTGCCAACTATTTTTCTAACTTCTCTTTCGAGTTGCGTCCTTCTAAACTTACGACCCGAGTATCCAATACCTGAGTACTTTCTGTAATCAGATTCATTTGTGCATGGCATCCATGATGCTGTGCCGTTTCTGTTGTTGTAGCGTCTAATGCCTATACAGCCAAGCTGGCGTGCCCGTACCCTTGCTGATTCTGGGTCTGGATATGTGTCTGGGTCACTAGCTCTGACAATGCGGGCGCCACCAAGAACACCCTTCGACTCATTGTCTTCGTATGATTCAAGTTCTTCCATGTGACCCATCGAATTAGATTGTTTTTGAGGGCGCGTCACTACCGATTACATCCGTAGGAGCTCTTCTAATAGTACTCGAACTATTGGTTTCCCGGGAATAAACGTGGTTTGTCAATAAATGATTGATTATACGAGTTTCCAATTATTATCTCTTTCAATTATGGAATATAGTTCGCCAACGTATTGGATTCCTTTGTCATTTTTGATGTATCCATACGGTATTTCACTGTCATCTATTGCTTTAAATTCCCCCAACTTAAACATTTTTCTTGTTTGTGCTTCTGGTGTATCGCCCCAGACTGCGAAGAGCGTGCCTTTTTCTAAGTCCATATTCTCACTCCGGCTCATCTAAAACATCGGACTCCGCAAGGCCCTTGCGCAACATTACTATGGGTATGTCCAAACTTTCGGCAACTTTAGAAATCTGAATCCAGGTTGGGCTTTCCATCCAGTTATCCACATCCACACCTGGCCCAAAATGCTCGAAAAGCATTTCTGGATTATTTTCGTACCATGCCTCATCAATGATGATGTGAGAAATATCTTCGAGAGAAACACCGCCGTGAATCTGTGCTTCAATAAATGGCCAGTTTTCATAGTCCGTCGGAAAGCCAAGCTCAGCTGTCCGTCTTCGTCTTTCGCTTGAAAAATATGCGTCTTTTGTTTTGGGGTGAACTGTTTGGTTGTGAAGCCCATCCCATGTGCGCTTATTCGGAATTAGGGTAGATGCTGCAGTTTGGTGGCCGAGAGAGTCGGCCTGCGTCCATGTCGTCCTATTTTCTACTCCATCTTTTAAGACGATTGTTGCGGCGCCATATTGGGTTGATAGTTCATCACTGTCCTCGTTTGTTCCACGACGAACGGTTCCATAAATTGGTCGTTGTTTGGTTTTCGGATGGATTGAAAACATTGCAACTTCCTGAATCGAACGAAGGTCGGGGTTAAATGCACCTTGACTAGTATTGGTTTCGTGTTGTGTTTTTAATCTTCCATCGTTAAATATTTTTTCTAAAGTTGGTGCTGGGACAGTGATATTGACTGTTTCCGCACCCATAAAATCAATATTGTCAAATACCGATTCAGTTGAGTCTTTCAATGTTTCTAGCGACTCTGGAGTCATGTCTGAATCATCGAACTGTTTTTTTAGATAAACAGCTCGAGCAGCGTCAACTGATGCGCGCATTACCAGGCCATAGGCAATTTGCCTATTTGTCTCCCTGTCATTAACCCCCAAAGAACCCAGTGCCATCTGCAAAATCATTGCGTGTCTATGTTTTATGTTCTGAAAATCGCTAACCAGTTGGTCTTGTTTTTGTTTTTCAACCGCCGAGGAGAATAAACCAAATTCAAACATGTGTGGCGGTATCTCAAGCGAAATTGCATCAGTTGCACCAAGTGCTTCTATTTCACCAACCAGGGAGTTGTAATGGTCATTTAATTCAGGATGCAATTGTCCTGGTATCAACCAGGATATCGGCTTCCCGGTACGCTCTGCTTCAGCGATGTCGTCGGTTGGTTTTGGCAGGCTGAGATATGAAGACGGTGTAGAAACGACATGGTTAATGAAAGCTTTTGGATTGCGCTTTCTTGCAGATGTATTTTCTGCATCAACAGTCTTAATGTGCGAAGAGGCAATTGACATTGAGCCAGTGATTCCTAGTTCGTCATTGTGCAATTGCTCTAGAATCGGCATCGTGATGTATTGTTCTGGGAACATTGATGATTTAACTTTTTGTAAATCTAGTTGTCGTGGTTCAACGCCATTGGACTTTGCCTCATCGTGGACAAGCCCCATAAGTTCTTTTGCGTTTTTGTATTGACCAAAAGTCAATTGGTCATAAATTGAGCTATTGAGAAGATTTGGCTTGTCGCGCAGAAGTTGTGCTAGAACTCCGGCGTGCCTATCTTTTAGCAATCCCTCCAATTGCGCCGAATTGATTTTTTCTGGCACATACAGTTTTTTGAAAAGTTCATCACTAACCACATCGGAAAGGTGTTTCAGCGTTGAAGCTTCTTTCAGTCGTGAAATAATTGATTTATCGCCGAGTACATCGTCTATGGCCTCTAGAACGTACGGCCGCAAATCGTTGTAGTCTGTTGACTCGCTTTCCCCACTGACCACATCGTCTATCTCGTATTTTTTGCCAAATTTGCTATTAATGGATGCACGGAGTTCCTGTATCCGACGCTCAAATTCAGCGGCCATCTTGTCGTAGTCATTCTTAAAGAAAAGACGCACCCCAACGTTTTGCCCTGTCTTTGGGTCGCGCATAGTCGCATACGGATTTCTAATCCAGTTTTCAAAATAGTCCCAGTATTGAGATGGGTTGAGTTTTTTGTCAAGCAGGCCGAGCAAGTCGCGTATTTGGGCGCCGTCTGCTGTTTCCTTGTTTCTCGCACTTGAGGAATGTGTCATGAATAATCCAAATGGACTATATAGAGCACCGTGGCTTTGCCCTTGTGTCCCCCAAATCAATCCGAGCCCCTTGAGCATTCCCAAATGTTCATTAAGGGTTTCCCCAAGACCCATGCGTGCCTTGGCTTTCGGTTCCGCATTTCCGTATTTTGCTAATTCATTACGCATTTTCCCGCGCTCAAACGCTCGTATGTACTCCACCCGTGTTGAATCATCTGTCCAGTCGAACGTAAAATTAACTTCGGGTTTTGATGCAGTTCCCTTTTTTCTTTGTGCGAAATACTTGCTTGCGGCTAAATCTATTTTGGCCCATTTTGCAATAAATTGTGGTTCTTTGCGGGGGTCTCTTTGCTCCCCGCCGTCGTATCCGCCAAATGAGTTTGGGCTTATACCGACAGCCATCGAGCCGACAACGCCATCTCCACGAACAAATGATGTGCGCATTTCGAACCCATTTGGGTCATCCCAGAACGCGTCGTTACCGGTTCGGTATCCAGCATTGCGCAAAGATTCGACCATCTCTCTCACTGAGTTGAACTCATCACTGAGACCATGTATCTGCATTGAACGCCCTATTTTAAATAGGCGCTGCTGGTTTATGTTTTGAGTCGGGTGTTGCCCACGGTCAAAATCTGGTTTATCAATCCAGTCGTGTTTAGTTAAATCCCATGCCATTGATTCCATATAAAGTGATGTTGCTTTACGTAGTGAATCTAGGTATTGCTTATTGGAACGGAGCTGCTGGAGCGGCTCTCCGCCAATGTGATATTTGAAGCCATATGCAGCACTGCCTCTGTCAATTGGAAATGTCCACCAATCAAAATGTTGGCGGTGAAACTCGAACCAATTCTTTCTACTTGCCCATGACTCAAATTTTTTTACCTGGTCGGCTTGTTCACTAATTAGATTATCTACTCCAATGAATGGGGCTTTATTAATCCTTCTTTCTGGGACATTAGGATTTTTAAATTTGTCGAACACACCCATCGACCCGGAAATAGAACCTCCCGGTGTTGGGTCTGGCATCTCCCTCCATGTGCCATCAAAAATTAGACCATTATTATTTGCATCATTGCGTGTCATTGGATTCTGGTCGCCAGAAATCGGTGTGCGTGTAGCAAGTCTTCTGCCTATTCGAGGCAGGGCCTTCCCAACTATTGCATGTTCGTTGAGCCCACCGTTAAATACACCAGGTATCATTCCTCCGCCAAACGCTGTTACTGCTCGGCCGGCAGGGAGGGGTGGAGGATTAAGTATTTCTGAATAAGCCTCTTCTCCGTCAAGGACAACTGTTCCACGTCGTTTTTTGCGACGCAATTTTTTAGGAATACCAGATTCATTATTGACGTTTTTTGTTGCCGAACCAAAGCCAGAAGATTCTCCACTGACTATGCCGACACCTGGTATGGACACCGGTGCTGATGGCAATCGTTCTCTGAGTTTTTCCCAGCCAATAGAGGTTTCTCCTCTTTTGCTGCGTCTTTTCCTATTACGCCGTTTTCTGGATGTTATTGCTGGCGGGTCAATAGGTGATTCGGAATTCATCGCCGACCTAGTACCTATCTGCGTCCGTTACTTCTATACCTGGGTTATCTTTCGAATATGCCTCTACGGCAACAATATAGTTGCCATTTGACTTTTCGTAATATTTTCTTGCCTCTGCCAATTCTTTAGAAAATTCTTTTTCTAGTTCTGAGTATGGCCGAAAACGTTCTGGTATTTCATATTGTAAAAGTTCATTTCCGTCATTCCATAGCTTCCACGCCATATCCATAAATTTGGCGGTGCGTTCGCTGTTTGCCTCGAGCTTAAATGGTGGGAATTCTGCCAACTTTTCGTAATCAAAAATAGGAAACTGGACAAGCTTGTACATATCATCCAGAACGTCAAGGTCTTCTGGCGTAAGTTTCGACATATCCATCGGTGTTTTTTCCATATTATTACCAACCGCTTCTGTTTCTTGCTGCTGTTGACCCATCTGGATATGTTATCGAGGTAAGTATCGGTGCGTACTCTGGATAGTTTTTTATTGGCCTATCTTCAATAATCATCGCCGAACGATTTAAAATAGTGATTCTGCTTGCGCGCCCACCAAGAAGGGCCTTCCAGAGTTGTGATGGTGTGATTAGTTCGTCTGCAGCGCCCTGTGCGATAAAGCCGTCATAGCCCATCATTGTCGCGATATTCTCACCACGCGTATACAGATGGCTACGGAAAGCTCTCCAAACCTTGGCGTTTGCGTCTTTTGCTGATTGTCCGCCTGTAGATTCGTTCTCGAGTCTCGAAACAATATCCCTACCCATTACTAGACGCTGATGCAGCCATGCGTTCCAGTAGTTCCGAGTGTCCTCAATTTCATCAAGCTCGTCTTGTGACATGTTAGATGCTTGATAGGCGCTTGGGAAAAGAGATTGCAGCTCAGAAGGTAGGCGATTTCGCTCGTACATCCCCTCGAGCGTTACTTGTCCCCATCCGGAGACAGATTGTCCTGGCACATACGGGGTTCCAACTTGAGTCATTTGGTCAATGTAGCCATCTAGTTCTGTTAGTTGCGTTGCGCTCAGCTGTCCTGTATTTGGGTCTGGCTTTAGGCTATTTGGCGGGATGCCAAATATGCTTGGGGTGCCGTGCGTTACGTTTACTCCAGCCCTGGCTCCAGGTGCTCCAAAACCGTTATACAGAGACCATAGGGATTCATATGTAATGCTTTTCTGGTTGGTTGCAGAACCCTCTGGGCCAAACAGAATGCCGAATGGTTTACGGTTGGTGAGTATCATGTCTTTTGATAGAAGAGCAACCATCGTTCCGCCATTTTTACCGTGCAACGAAGACCATGACGATGGATTTTGTGCCCAATACTCTCCTGTTCCAGACGCTCTTTGGCCCTGTCCTGGAATGAATCTATCTCCAGTAAGTGCATCTGTCACCATTTGTAGTTGTTTTGCTGCTGATGCATTTTCTTTCCCGCCAAGACCACGCGAAATAGCGACATACTTTGGAGACCCGTTAGCATCAACTTCTTTTAGAGCCTCGATTATTTCCTCTCTGCTTAATAAAACTGGGAGGCTGTTAAAGCCATTGTATTGCCATACCATACCGAGATGGGCTGAGGTTACATCGTAAAACGTTGCGCCAGGGAGTGGTGAATTTGCAGGTCCAATCGCACGTCCTCCAGCTTGAACCTGGTCGTGCATCTCGCCCAATATGTCCAGCATTTGGAATTGCTCGTCTGTCAACGGAGCGGGAACACCCTGAGTGATTCTTTGGAATAGTGTTTGAGAGCGATGCTCGTCTCTCAAGCGAGCAATGTCAGCAATTTTTCTAGGCGCAGGTGGTGGGCTTGGAGAGTTCCAAGGGTCAAGAATGTCTGGCTGATTGTCGTATAGTCCGGAATTTCTTGGAAGACCGGCAGCCTGTCTTGCAGCAACAAGTCGCAAGCGTTGATTTTTGCGCTTTGCGTTATCTTCCATTGCCTCGCGTTTTGATGCCTCTATTGCAGCAAGCGCATTTGGGTTATTGGTGATGTGTTTTTCAAGTAGATATTGAGCTCGTTCTGCTACCACACCGTTATAGATGTAATCATCAAATTCTCTTTGGTAACGCTGCTTTTTGTCCATCCTCCTTCTGCGCCATGCAGTTAGAGAATTATCTCGTGCTCGTTGATGAACTGAATAGACTGCACCAATTTGGTTTGCAGCATTTGACCAAGCCAAGTTCGCGCGCTTACGTAGGTCCGCGATGTCTGTTTGTGACATACCAGCTGGTGGATTATTTGAAGCATGTTCTAGCTGCAGAGCTGTATTTATTGCGGTAACCATTTCGTATGTTCCGCCATTGCGTGCAGCTCGAGCGGTCATTGGTAGATAAAACTCACCAATTGGAAGCGCTGGGTCAATTCCCATGCGACTCATATCCGAAGTTAAGTGCGACATACTTGGATTTGCAGGGTCAACGAGAAATTGGTTTGGTGAAATTACATACATCAATTCGAGTGGGTCGGTAAGAAGCGGATTCTGCAATGCTTGTTGAATCGCAATATTTTTTGCATCAATGGCCTTCAGCTCCGAAAGTGGAGATGTTGGAGAAAGTGCCATCGTGGCATCGATTAGGGCAAAATCATGACGCAGGTTTCTTTGCATATCGCTATTCATGCGCATTGAAGGAGAAGCATCATGCTGCGCGATTCTCCGCTTAATAGCTTCGGTAAATGAAGAAATAACACCTTTTCTATGTATTTTGGATGCTGCCGTTTTTGGTGTTGCTGTTATATCTAGAGTTGGGGTGGTTGGGTCAACGCCAGGTGCAATAACCTCATGCGGAACGTGCTTTTGGAGGGTGTTCTGAATATCGACGGGCATTGTTGGAAACTCTGCTCCATACATAGGACCGCTATCGATTTCTAGTGGTTTTGGTGTATATATTGCGTGTTGGTCGATTGGGAGATTCGACAGGTCTTCTACAAACTCGCCGGTATTTGTATCGATATATAATCCACTTGCCGCGTCAAACGTTATGCCCGCCGATGGATTGCCGACGCCAGGTGTTAGCACTGGCCCTGTCCCAGCTGGTTTTGGTATCGGTTTTTGTGGAGCTACAACTGGCTTTGATGGCTGTACGGGTACTGGAGCGGCAGGAGTAGTAGGAGTTGGCGGAGATGAAGGCGCGGATGGCGTAGACGGAACTGGAGGGGCGGACGGAGCAGGAGATGGAGAAGTTGGAGCAACCGATGGGGTAGGAGTATTTTGTGGAGACCTTGGTTGCGGAGTCGGAATTGGAATTACTGGATATCCGCTATTTCGGCCATACGGGGTGAATGGGCGCGGCTTCTTTTCATCTACTGGGGTACCAACAATTGCACTGTTGGTCATCACTCTTCTTCTCAGTGAAGGCTTAAGATTTGATACATATCCAAAATCTTCCGTATTAGCAAACTGCGACAGAACAATGAAGTTGTGTAGATTTGTTTCCTCTATTCCAGCACGCTTCGGGTCCGTTTTCTTGAGTTCTGCAATCCAATCCAATACATCGCCTTCTTTGATTGGTGTCGCGTCAACGTCTTTAATTCCGAGCGCTTTAGCGAATCGGCCTGCATGGTAATCAAGCTCCTTGAGCATTTCTTTTTTAAGACGCGCTTTTTCTACATCGCCAAGAGATGATGGCATCTCTGGGCCCGTTGTGGTTTTTGCAAATCGTAGACCGAAACGTTTGTTGTCATAAACAATTGCGCGAGACCTGGCGCGCATTGATGGAGCTGGCGTTTTGTCTTGTTTTGGTTTTCTGAATTTTCCTCTAACCCTTTGAATGAAAGATGGCTTTACCACTTTTTCTGGTTCTTTTGTTAGCAGTTTTTTTGTATATTCGCTCGCAATATATTTTATTTCAGAGTTGCCATTCGCATCTACCACTTCTACTGCTGAGGCAATATGATTACCATCGTCATCCATGAAGTGCGCCGCAGAGCCGTCCGCAAGCTCAATATAAACTGGAGGCTGGCTCGATTTTCTACTGCTGTATTTCCACGAGTTTCCTATACCGTCATTGTTTTCCGTGAGCAATTTGAAATTTGAAATTGCACCCTGCGGTGTAGGTTGATTTGGGTCATTAAAAGCCTCTGACCATTTATCAATTGCTTTCTGCAAATCGTCCTGGTGTTCCTCATCGAATGAATCTGGCAATAATGTCTGCCTATTTGGGTCCATTAACATTCGATTCAGATTAATTAGACCATCAAAATTGGTCGCTTCACTTCTCCAGTCCGCCGCAAGCCTGCCGGCCGGACCGGGTGGGTCAAGCAATAGTGGGTGAACCCTGCTATCGGACATGAAGAAATGCCTCGGAGCAAGGGCGTCACTAGGCGTCGTCACCCCAGGAACGTTACGCATTGGTATGTCTGATATAAAATCAGCAAGGTTTCGATATTGTGGCAATAGGCTTTCTTCTACTGGTTCTTTTCTGATTCTTTTAGCAGTCCGACGGAGCATGTTTGCAGCACGCTCGCGTCGTGAATTCGTTGGTCGAGGTCTACGACCGTACATTTCTCTTATAGCGCGCTCTTTATCAGTAGGAGGTTCGAATAGGGAGTTTATGTTTTCGAGCAAGCCAAAGCGCTGAACAATAGGAGATTTGGCTGGCTTTGAACCACGTTTCTTGCGTTTTGCGTCTCCGCTCGGAGTAATTACGTTTGCAGCTTTATCAGCTCCACGCTTTGTTGTGTAGGTGCTTGCTCCCTGCATTGCACCCCTGACACCATTCGTGAACAGGGTATTCCCAGTAACCCAACTTGTATTAGCGAGGTCGCCGTAGGATACTGGTGGATTGACTCCATAATGGGCAACCTGGAGAAGTGATTGTCCATCTGTATCAAACATCACAACAGTTTTCCCAGCATCAAACCAATTTGATTCAGCTAGGTGGTCGCGCCAAAAATTACTATCAAACATCCATGCATCTGGTGAGACAGTATTCTGTACTGTTGTTCGTTCGGCCTGCAGAGCAGACAAAGCGCTTTGATTGCGTGGATAGGCGACTTCATAAACAAATCCACGAATCCGAGGTTTTCCGTCATCTCCGGTGCTAAAAATCGTTCGCAGTCTTTCGCGTATTACACCATTACCGTAATTCCTGTAATTTTCTGATACGTATGCGTTTGCGCCACCTTGGATGAACGCAGCGGTAAACAACGCCATCGCCACCTTTTGTGCGTCATCTGGATTGGCCTCATCCCATTGCGACATGTTCCCAGGGACATGGAAAGAAGCAGATGAGTTATTGAATATGTCATCCATTACCTGGTCGCTGTCTTTGGATGAAAGGTGCTTGATTCCGACATCTGTAAGTATGTCGTCCATATATCCTTTTGCGTACGCAAATTGCGGAGTCGGTTGAGCTATGCGACCACGCATTATGTTCGGAGCCAACTGGCCTGCGCCGGTGTCAATCATTCGTGCCGCGTTTGTTAGTACGCCGTTATATTTTTTGTCATCAAGGAATTTAGATTTGTTGAGTTTTTGTTTTCCTTGGCGACGCGCGCTCCTTCTTCCTGGTTCGCGTATGTCTTGTGCTGATTCACGCAATCTTGCGGCAATCATTGCTCTCTTGCTTGGTCCGCGACGACCCCTTCTTCCATTCATCAAAGCCCTTGCAGTTGCTTCGCCCATTATCGCGGCATCTAGTTGGTTGCGTGGGTCTAGTCGACGTCCAGGTTCATAAGTGCGTGCTCGTTCGTCGAGTTCATCCGCTATTGACCGTCTTGCCAACACCGCCATGCCGTAATACTCATTTGGCGATATATATGCCGGGAGATAGCCGAAACCCATCGTGATGCTATCTCTTTCATTGGGGGCCATATTTGCCGTTGGGAGCATTGTTTGGTAATCAAACATTTCCCCCGTGGCGTCGTTGTAGTAGATTCCATTGTTGGCAATACCACTTGGGATGGTTCCACCATTGGTTCGAAGCTCATCTGTGATGGTCCAATCAGGCTCCGTATAAATGCGGTACATTGATTTGTCTGCGCTTAAAAAATCTTCAGCCTCTTCACGAGTTAAAGATTTCCATAGACCAGGTTGCAGCGTTCCTAAATATGTTTTGCGCACATCCTCAATGGTCATTAGCGGCTTATCCGTACCATCTCTGTAATTTCGAGCAATTGATTCAAGTTGGAATATTTCGGCTTGCGTTAAAAAAGCAGGTAGCGAACTAACTTTTAGCCCATTTCCGTCAATGTTATCTAGGTTGACATAAGGCATGGTTCCAAGAGATAAATAAAGATTGTCGCGTGGTTGCATGCTGTCAAAATTCAGCATCGTTCCATTTGTGGAAAGTAGCAAACCTTCATTTGACAATTTTTTTGGCAGCATTCCGCCACCAACGCGGTATTCACTAGGAATCCTATTATCCAACTTAAACGTTGTTTGTTTTTGGGCTTGACCAGTATCCTTGGGTATTCGCCGTTCAGCTCGGCGCGTCATCGCGGCATTGAATGCCTGTTCCCGCATGTCGTTTCCGACTCTGGCGATAACGGTCCCAGCTGCTATTCGAGCCCTATCTCTTCTCGCCATTGAAGGGTTGAGTGAACTGTATACAGTTCTTGCGCTTGGTGCCCCTTGTCTGAGCTTATCTTTTGCATTTTGCTTGGCAAGTTTTTCAACCCGTCTAGACACGCGACGTTCAAATTTTTGTAATCTATCCTGCCGTCTCGCCTCGGCCCCACTTTCCAATCTCCTTCCAGCGCGATAGAGCATCGGTTTATCGATGTTTTTTGGGTCTGTTATTGGTTTCTTTATGTCTCGTATTGATGCTGCTGTTAGGCCCTGTCCTAAGCGACGCATCATTCCAAACGTGCAACCAATACCCAATCTATTGGTGAATTGTCCACCGAAAGGCGTATCCTCTGGGCAGCGCCAACCTCCACCACCAGGTATAGCTGAATCCCATACCGCACGAACACCCTTCACTTTGAGTGCCATGCTCGACGTGCTGATGTCATTCCTGAAAGCACGTGATTTATAGTTGACTGCAATTTGCTTGTATGCGACGTCTATCGATGCCAATGAAGAGTCGGTAAGCGGCCAATCAATGATTGACTCCTCTTCGGCATGTCTATCTATATCAAAATCATCTTCGTGGTTTGCATTCTCAGGGAAAAACGGTGGCAAATTTTTTGTTTGTATTATCTTTACCAAACTTTTTTTGGCGATTTCATTCTTTAAATCCCCAAATATTTGTTCTGAAAAATTGTCTTGCATTGAGGCGATATCGACTTTGTCTACATCGGACATCTCCGACAGGGAAAGGGTTATGTCTAAAGAGTTTTTCATCTGCTCCAATGACATTTTTTCCCCATTTGCCCAGTTCGCCCACACCTCACCCTGTCCGGTTGCGCCATAGGCAACAAGGGAGTTTTTGGATAGAACCAGTACGGCAAATGGCTGCTTTGTAAGTCTATCTTCGATTAACGCAATTTGTCTCATTTAGGAGATAGCCCCAGTGCTTGCTTGAAAGATTCGGAAGAAGTTTTCAGCTGTTGTATGCGGTTTTTGAAAATTGTTTCTACCACACGCAAATGCATTCTTTCGGCTTCGCTAAGTTTTCCGTCTCTTGCTAGATACTCAGAAAACTTCGTGAAGTCAAAATTATCAGCTTGTTCAAGTAATTTTTCGAACAATTCAAGCGCTCGCGCCCGTTGCTTTTCTTGGAGTTCAGCAAAATACGCCATATAAGTAGCTCGTTGTTTTTTGTTGAAGAAATCGTTGATTTCCATTTGTCTACGAGACCGTATTTCTGCTGTGCTCAATCCAGACAGTCCGGCAGATGGGTTTATTGATGCAATTGCTCTCATCTGTCCATTAACTCTGATTGGTGCAATATTGGATGGATTCCTATCTCTTGTATCAGTTAGAAAATCGGAGATAGCAAGACCAAGAATATCTTCTGGAGGAAGCATGTCTGCTGGAGTCTTTCTCAGTTGTCGAGCTGTGCTTTCAACATCCTGCGCTTCGGCGAGCATATAACTCCTACGCTTCCCGCTTCCAGTAAGTCTTACCTTAGGCGCATTTAGGCCCATTGACCTTTGAACCTCTGATGCCAAGGCAGCGCCGAGATGTTCAAAATCTTTTTTAGGTTGTATTTCAAATACCGTCTGTCCATCTGCGCGCTCATGAATAATTACGCCATTTTTGATTTTGCCAGTTTTGTACATGGCGCTTCGTTTTACTGCTTCTGAACGTATTGTCGCATCAATATTTTCTATTGAACCGCCTGCGTTCAGATGTCGGACAGCTGATGCAAGGTCATCGATTCTTTCGTTTTCGTTGACTGCTTCGAGCTGTGCATTTGATGAAGAACGTGTTTTTGCGGTACGTTTTTTAGCAAAAATTTCATACTGCCAACGACGCATTTGTCGTTTTGTCTGCTCACCAGGAAGTTTTGCCATTATTAGTTCATTTGGATTATTGACACCAATGAAATTTTGCTCTAGAGAAATTGCATCGCCCATTTCGCTGGCGATAAAGTCAAGTCCTGCCATTGGTTCTTGCGGTGTGCTCAATTTTTCTGCTTGGCTCACCGTTTTCCCCAGCTTTCGTCTTTCTCCAACTGTGAGCGGTCTTGCTTTTGAGAGACTCAAAGTAGAACCACCAGGCAAAACATAAACTACTTTATCGACTCCAGTATTTGAAAGAAGTCCAAGCTCGTCGTTGCCAATAACGTCCTGGGTGAGTGCTGTTGTGATAAATGCCGCACCCTCCATATCTCGGTTGTCCGGCACAGTGCGCAACACGGCGGCAGAAACGACCGGTTCAAGAACGAAGCCATCTCGTCTAACAAGTCTTGTGTATGGTTCTGTCACGGTTGAAAGCTGCTCAATTAGATTTTTAATTTCGCCTTGCTTAGCTGTTGTGTTTAGTTTTGACACTTTTGGTATTTGTGGAGCTCGAGATTGAAGAGGCTGTCCTGAAACTGATAGACCGCTCACTCTCCCACCAGATGTTCTTTGGCCACCAGAACCAGGACCAGCGCTTCTCAGGGCTCTGCCTATTGCTCTTCCGATTGCACCAGGAAGGTCAAATAACTGCCTACCGCATGTTGAGTATCTCTCATCGGTGAATCTTCCGCCGAACTGGTATCCCTCAGGACACCTGAAACCTCTTGTTGGCTTCATCGGTCCAAATGGGCTTAAATTCAATCTGCTTGCAAGAACAGAACCAGGTCCTCGAAGTGGGTTGATACCAGGGAGCCCGAAATTGGAGCCACCAGGCGTCAGTACCGTAGAGGCCAATGAGCGACCAGGCGAACGAAGTGCAGTCAGGTTTCCTGGAGTTAAAGCACTTCCAGCACCTTGAAGCGATTGCAAAATTCTGCTCTCAGATGATACTTGTCCGACCTTTACTTCGTATGCACGCTTACCGCCACGTCGTTGCATTTGACACTTGAAGTTGACTACAACATTGTTGTCATCACCGAAAGGTACTTGCGTCAAAAATATGTTCGGACGGCCAATAGCCAGCTGTGGTGATAGGTGCCTTACCTTAACAAGTGGCGCATCTGACTTGTTGTCGCAGCAATTAGAAATCAAGTGTGTCTGCATCGAATGCCTCTGCGCGTGGTTGTTCAATCTCATATCCATGAATATGTTCCCAGTTATTTTCATCACGCAGGTGCTCACAGAATTCTGGTTCCATCGACATGAAGTCCTGTAGTACCGAAATTGCGTGATTCCAGTCTGCTTCAGTTATTACTGGGCTGAATGGTGTGTCTGTCCCACGAACGCCAACAAACGCCAACGATTTTCCACCAGAACGAGATGTCAGTTTTCTAATTCTGTCATCAAACTCTCTATCTGACCACAGTGAACCGTGTTTGATTTTCTTCAATTTCTTCTTGCAATTTTTCATCCCTGGATGGTGGCAACCCTCGTTCGGCCACAGGCCAGTTGTTTCGTGATGCAACCAGGCACAAATATTGTTGAGTGGGTAGAGTTCCGGGTGGTCTGCAAGGATTACTCTACAACGTCGGAATCCGCCTTCTCTGCGCATAATTGGGCGCCAGTAGCGTAATAGTCTTTCGAGGTTGCCGCGTCTTGGGCCGCGACCCTTAAGCACGTCTCCGGTAATATTTTCTTGCGGTATGACTGCGCCAGCAGGGCCGCCAGCTTTTTCTTCAACCTGTTCGTCAGGTGTTTGTTTTATAACAATTTTTCCGTTAAGGATTTGCTCAAAAATATCCACTGTTGCTCCTGTGTCGGCGAAGATAAAAATTCCCCCTGGTCTCATTGTACGCATAAAACCAGCGGTATTTATAATGTCAACGGTTAATGTACTTTTTAAATAGTCTTGGTCGTTCGGTTTGCTCAAGGGCGTGTAGCGATGCGTGCACTTTTTTATTGTATGGATTCGTATTTTCTTTCCTTGGAACCATCACGATAAACTCTGCCTGCCATTTTGGGTTATCTATATCCATTGACCATAGGAATTTCTGATATTCATTTTCTTTGATTGGCTCAACATCGTCATTTCCGGCTATAAACGACATGAATGAGACGGGGTTTTGTTCATCGCCATTGACGTAAATGCCGTCAAATTTATCAGCTCCAGAAACGAAGTAAAGTTTGCCCGTTTCGCCCACGTTTGCTACTAGGTGTTTTTCTATAGCCATTATTGTGCCTTCGGTTTCTTGTACTTGATTATTAGTGGCTTTTTATCATCGTCCATACCGTCAATCATCCACTGCGCGTTACGTCGCTCATTCATGATGTCAACAATTTGTTCAATTATTTTTTGTCTTAGCGCGTCTTCTGCTGCAATAGTCTTTTTTGCATTCTTGTCGAATGTCCGTGGGTCAAATATGTTCAAGCCATATTTATTCGTCACTGAAAGGGTGATTCCCATTTCTTCCAGCTTATCTTTCATATCCCTAGCGGCACGCAATCGAACAAATTTATCAACATTTAGTTTAATGTCTTTTTCGTCTGCTCCAAACCGATTCATCTGTTTTTGTAATGAATCAGGTATTACGTACGAATCTGGTTTTGATTCCAGAATTTTACCGACAACAAATTTTTCTTCCTCGTTTAAACCCATTGCCTCAAAATCATTATCACCGATGAGCGAGCGCTTCATGTTTTTAATGAAATCTGGGCCTTGTTCTTCAGACGTATTGCTGATGAAATTTTCCGGTACGGAATCAAATTGAATTCTTACTTCGTCGATATCCGATGCGTCAAACCCACCGGCTATGAGTGCTTCTCTTGGCTCCCAGGAGCGCCCAGGACTAATTGCGTATTTCTCGCGACGATATGCATTGTGGTCGTCCTTAAAACGGTTATATAGGTGCTCAATAATATTCTCAGCTCTATTGTCTGTTTTGAAAGATGAGTCAACATGTGCCCTGGTGATTAGTTCAATATCTGTACTGCCAAGTGATACTGGCTCAATATGGTTATTAAACAAATCACCATTGCCATATGCAGTTCTATCTGAAACACCGGGTTTGAGGATAATTTCCGCACTTCCGAAGTTCCAGTTATTTCCACGCGTTCTTCTGGAGTGTGGATAATCGACAAGATTTGGAAAATACCGCTCGGGGTCGGATTTGTCGCTATTTTCGAGAAATCTCAATATGTCGCGTTGTTCTCTTTCGACCTCGTCTGAATGGAGAACTATTCCACTAGCAGGGCGAAGTTCTGCCGGAGTATCTGGGTGTATCCCAATATCAGCTTCGTATTTTGCAAGAACTTTATTCAATCCCGAAATTCTGTTTGTCTGATGGCTATTTTTGAAACCATTCTCAATTACGTCTTTTAGTTTTGATGCGTTTACGTGGGTGCGTGGCTGCGAATCAAGACCATCATGGAAATCCATAATTGCTGCATTGAGGTCTTTTTCTAGTTCCTCGACATTCGTTTCAATTAGGTACCTATAGAATTCTGGATTTAATCCGTTGAGTGCTTCTTGTGCAGCCATTTTTGATAGCGCATCCCATTGTGGGCTCCTGTTCGGGTCATTCGGGCCAAAATCTGGAGGAGGGGGATTTCCCGGAGGTGCGGCAGCAGCTACTTGTGGTTGGTTTTCATTAGGGACAAAAGATGCAGCAAGAGCTCTTAGTTGTGTGATATTGCTCTTGCGTTCGGCAATTCTTTGGTCGCGTGTTGAGCGCTCTGCAGTTGGTCCAAGCAACGTATTCTCTGGCTTTACATCATCGATGTACTTTAGGCTCGTATCTCCGCCGAAGTTGCCGCCATATTTATTTATTTCTTCTTTTATTTGTTTTGTTTTTCTATCTGAAGCCCTGGATGAAGCAAGTTGTCTACCTACAGACATAGAACCAGTTATTTCTGCATTCTTTTCTGCTACAAATCTTTCAAATTCGATGAGTTCTTTTTCGAATCTATCTTTTGCTTCCGCGACGCGTTTGCCCTGGGAATTCATATCCAGAACTGTTGTTGGAAGATTTTTTTCAATTGCCTTATCGATGAGAGCTGCCATGACTTTGCCTGCGGCTTCGGAGTCGGCATCAGCTGTATGGTGTTTTGAACCCAAATCAACACCAAGGTATTGAGTTATGTCGGCTAGACCATTTGAAGCTTTTCTTGTTTCTGGGATGACGGTTCCATCCTCAAGTATTTTTTCTTTGACAAGCTTTGACGGTCCTTCTGGGTTTTCAGGTGTCCAACGCGGAAGTGTATGTTCAGCTACGTCTTTTGTATCAATATACCCAGATGGTCTCCATTGAATACCAAGTTTTTCAAGAGTTGCATCAAGAACGTCTTTGTCGAACGGTGCGTACTGGACGCCAAATATTGCGTTTTCACCAGCGAACTCCGCGAGCATCTGGTGGGCCTTTAATTTGCTCACTTGGCCACTCAGCCAATCATCCGTGAGTGTATTTCCTTCTTTATCTTTGAGGTATTTTGCCGACCACTCCCCAAGGGGTTTATCTGGCTTCATGAAGACATTGAGGCGGTCGAGTACTTTGTCACCCTTCATTCGTACGGCACCTATTTGTACCGGGTCGCCTTTGTCCACGGTCCGGCCATCTGCGTCGTGTTCTATTCCTGTAGTTTCGTAATCAAAATAGACAACTTCTGTTTCGTCGTATATCTTTTTAAATTCTTCCCACGTTTTTGCCCCTCCAAATATTTTTTGCGCTTCGCCAAGGAAGGAGCCATAAGTAGCTTCGCGTGGATAATGGATTTCGTCCTTCTTTGCGGCCATTCTTCCGGTGATGGCTGTTGCCCCTCTATCACGGGTTAGAGGCTGCCATGATTGCTGTTCCGGCCGCTTTCTTCGTGACCGTGTTTCATTGTTGCGGACAGCTCTTCTGACATGTTCTGCGTGAAGGCTTACTCTTGGAGCCTGTCCGCCGACTTGCATTGCCCCAGTTATATTCCATGTTCCTGGTCTTACCTGGAAGGTGTGTCTACCTATGTTGTCTAGGTCGCGCATCACTTCTTGTGGAGTTTTGCCAGATATGTTCCTGACTGTTGATAATGGGGCTCGGAATTTTTGAAATGGTTTAGACGCTTGGGGCCCAGAAGTCATCGCATTTGCAAAATCTTCAACGTAGTTTCGATTTCTGGTTTGTGGATTAACAGGTCCATACCCAAATGGTTTTTGTCTTGACAATCCTCGATTTGAAAGCAATCTACCCTGTTCGTTTGTTTCTCCAAACAAACGGCGTGCTGCGTAGTATTCTGCACGTGCTTCAACTGGGTGGGAAGCCGCATACTCTCCACCCGCAAATGCACGCATTAGTTCTAATTCTTCCGGTGTATCTGTGACGTTATTTACAACAGCTTCATTGAATGCTTCATAGAAGTTCTCAAGGTCGCGTTTGAGGTCGTTTGAATTGAACATGCCTCGTCCACCTGCATACTGACGAGTTTGTAGATTTCGTGCAGCATCCATAACCAGCTGGATACTTGGGCTGTTCAAAGGATTTTGCATGTTGGTGAAATCTATTATCCAAGCGTTATTTTCTTTTCGCGGTAGCCACTGCGCACCAGCTCCGGTAATTCGTGATGGAGTAAAGCCAGTTGGGGTTACCTGGTATCTCGAGAGACGATTTACATCAAATCCAAGCGCCTGCATCGCACTTGCAAAGTGTGCGAGATGCCCAACTTCATGTGTCGCCGTATAGTGCATGTCGCCCTGCACGCTGTCCCAGAAGCCGATTGCGCGTGCATCTGGGTCTCTATTGTCCAGTGATGATGCATATAGAAGTCGTGGGTTTATGCGCATTGCAACATGCACACCACCCTGTGCGGCATTTCTGCCAGAGGTGAGTTTTTGACCAACTCCGCTAACATAGCGACCCTTATCGTCAATCGCTGGGGGAAAATGGTCAAGAACCATTTGGAATGCATCACCCATGTTGTAATCGGTTTCAAATTTAGTGACCCATTTACCAAGTTCTGGGTTGTTTATTATTTCAGCTATCGTTGATTCCCAAAATTGCGTGAATGCACGTCTTGCTCGAATACGTTCTTCGAAAGTCATTCCCGCTGGGATGGCCTGTTCAAAGTAGTTAAGTATTTCGTTTTCTGGAAGGTGTGGGAATAGCTGCTTCATTGCGTTGAGGAAGTTCTCCCGTTTGCGTATGTCGCCAACCACTTCCCCGTTTGGGAGCCTGTCCAGCCCAAGCGCAATGCGCTGGCTTGTTATCTTCGCCAATTCTGTGGCTCGTTTGCCGCGAGCTAATTTTTCTTTGCGTCCCAACAGGTATGGCTCTGCTTCTGCTGGGGCTCTTCTTGCCGGGTCGTATCTTCCACCGGTCATTGCGCCGACAATTCGTCCACCGCTTGCCATAAGACTGGATACTTCGTCGTAACCCATATCTATGAAATCTTGTTGGGTTAAATTCGCTAAATCGCGTGCTCCCTCAAAACCACCACGAGTGCGTTCGCCCATTTGTGCTGAGCTTGTTGCGGCGGCGCCAGCACGTCGTGCCATGCGTCTTGCACCTTGAGCCATTGTTGCCGGCGATATGACAAAACAGTTGGACATCCGTTGGTCGGTAAATTGGTTAGCAGCTGGTGTCCCTTCAGGGCAGCGCAACTTGTTTTTGTCATCCACCCATGGTTTCAGGCCGAAGCGACCCATCATTGCTCGCGACAGAAGCGTATCTATTTCGTCTCTGAGTTTTGGCCCGAGTGACTTGGAGTCGAGTGTTAGGTCGTTGTGCTTAAATTTGACCTTAGGTTTTTTGGTTCTATACTCTGGCATTAAGTCAAAATAGTTTGTATCTATTCTTCTTGGATTACCAAACTTGCACAGGTGCATTGATTTACCTGGCGGTATAAGCGGGAGTATGTCGCCCTGTTTCCACGTATTAAGAAATTCTTCATACGGGTTTGCAAACTCTTTTTCGTTCTGCTTTGCTGGCTTCTCTTCCGCCGCTGGTTTGTCTTCTTTTGTTTCTATTTGTGGTGCAATAAAAACACCAGCGTCTCTTGCCTGAATAGCTCTCGCTATTGCTTGATTGACAAAATCGCTTTGTTTATAGCCCACTGAAGGTCTCCCAGCGCGAGGCCACACATTTATGGTTAGCCCGAAGTAATGGTTGGTATGACACCAACAATATTACATTATTCCGAATCTAACTGATTCAGTTCCTCTTCGACGGAAAGCATCTGGAATTCCATCAAGTTGGATAGGAAGTCAGATTCTTCGGAACCCTCGGTTGCGGCCTCAACTGTGGCGGCAGACTTTTCCTGACTCTCTGGACCAGCCCATTTTGTTGGGATGAGGTCTTCGAGCCCGAGGTCGACAGCACGCTTCATGATGTGAGCTTTTGCTTCTGCTGGATTCTTTGCTCTACCGAATGCCTGGATTGCATTTCTAAGGTCTGCCTCGTCCTTGATTGGGAAGGAGCCGTCTGCAAGAGCATGTCCGTGCTTAGCGAGCTGCATTCTTGTCTCTTCCGAGTATGCGCGCTTCAGTGCTATTTCTGCTGCTTCTGCTTCAATCTCTGAAGCTTCTTCCTGGGTGTATTCGTCATATCCAAGAACTTCTCCGTCAAGAGACACGAAGACATCGTATGACTTGCCATTAATGCCATCGATTTCTACGGCATAAACATCAAAGCCTTCGAACACGTCTGGCTCAACTGCGACGATATCGCCCTCAACGGACTTGACTGCGATGTCCGCAGCTTCCGTGAAACTAATCAGCACTTTATCTTGCAGTGCAGACTTCACCTCAATAACGTCGTTTGACAGAACATGCCATCCCATGACCTCACCTGTTGAACCATCGAAGAAAACTTCAACTGGCTTTCCGTCTTTTCTTTCAACGTCGACAACGAAGAGGTCGGCTTCATCTGAATAACCAGAGTCGAGGACTTTGCCTCTGAACATGTCTTCTGCCATTCCTTCAATCTCTATCAGAGCAGGCATTCCCTTTTCGGAAACGCAACCGCCTGGGCAGCTGTCGCAAACATTTGCTCCGCCTGGGTAGACCTTGCGGTCGAATGCGCATACATATGCTTCTTCGTCAAAATCAGCAGACTTGAAGCCCATTGACTCCATCCGTCTTTTTCTCATTGCGTTACGGTTGTCCTGAGCTGTTCCAAACATTTTCTCATTTTCCATGTCGGCAGCTTCTTCATACGATTCCTCCATCGGGATGGAACGCTTTCTTGGAGCCATCATTGGAGCGTCTTCCTCTTCAACGTCTTCCATGTCTTCCATGTCTTCGTCTTCCATGTCTTCGTCTTCCATGTCTTCGTCGTCCATTTCTTCCATTGACGCGGCCTGCATCTTCATTTTCTTTTTCTTTTGAGGAGCCTGTTGCTGTGCGTAAATTTCTTCAGCATCTTCCTCGTCAATGACATCTTCATCATCTGTCATGACCTTTTCATCAATTTCAGAATCAACATATTCATCCACTGCTTCAGCTGCAGCCATGCCACTCCGCTTTCTTTTTGGAGCACTTTCTCCCATTTCCGCCATAGCTTTCATCGAAGTCGCCATTGCGCCACACTTGCCACATACTTTTGCGCCAGCCTTGTAGCCGCACTCAGATGCATCAAGGCCCTTCGCACACTCAACGAGTTCGCCGTCTGAATCGATTTTGACGACCGCTGCTTTTTCGCTCATTTGTCTTGCTCCTTGTATTGCATCGAACTTGATAGACAACCTTTTGGGTTGCTACAACCACCGCAAGGTTCCATGCGTTTTGCGCCCGAAACTATGCAGTGATATTTGTTTGAAATTTTCTGTTGCTGTATAGGTTTAGCATAACCTATAGATGGGTTGCTCTGGCTGACGTTACGCATTTTGGGGCGTGTAAAACGAGACGATTTAGCCTGAATCGACGTCATCTTTTCTTGTTCAATCCGACCTTCCAGTTCGTCTAACTTGTTATTCAGTTTGGATACCAAGTTGGAGTCATTCGCGGCAATTGCCGAATCTCGTTTAAATTCAGTGTTCCTCAACGCATTGAGAAGTAGTTCCATGTTTTTGTTGGGCATTTTCGGCTATCCGCCAAATTTGGCTAGTTCATACACTTCAAGCGGCTGTTGGCCCTCGATTTGCGATATTGCATTGACAAGTGCGTTCACGCCGTCAACAGTTACGGAGGCTATGCCACTGATTTTGACTCCTTCGTCGTTCGCGATTGCTGAGAATCCGTGATACTCGGCAACTGCATCAATCGCAGATTTAACATCGAAAATGAATTCTGGTCGAATATCAATTTGGAATGAATCAATTTCTGTTGATTCAATCTGTAGACCAGACTTTATTTCTAGGTCGTGATGCTCTGAAATCGATACGTAAACGCTCATGTCGGACTTGCCTCTGGCCCTCCCCGCTCTTTCGAGCACCGCATTCCGTCTGGCACGAAGCACTGCCTGACGCAGGCGCTTGCGGACTTTTTCTTCCGAGATATTGTTGCGTTTTGCCAGATGGCGAATAGCCGCATCCATTGCACGCTTTGGTGAGCCAGATGGGTTTGATGCATCGTTTTCAAATTCTCGCAACTGCGACAAAAGATTTTCACCAGGATTTCTTAGGCCCATCGCCCCAGTTACACCGCGGGCAGGAACCTCTCTTGGTGCTGGCTTTGGCGTCGAGGGTGAAGGAGCAGGACGTGACGGCGCCGGCGCAGGGCTTGGAACGCGGTATGGTCGTGGCTCTTTTTCTGGAACTTCATGAGGTATTTCTTCTGGTTTTGCAGGCATCCTTGGCGCGACGTATGGCATGTCGTCTTCGCCAGTTGCCGGGTTTGTGACATTGCCATCACTATCGCCATCCCTGCTTGGCTTACGCATTGAGCTTGCACGTCTTTTAGCCCCACCGATTGCACTACCGAGAGCTTTTTCATTAATTCCTTCAAGTGCTGTCATCAATGCATTTTGTGCTTCTGGTCCGTACCAGTCCATATTCGGAACTGCAAAACCGTCAGCAAGGAGCTCCACGTCAAACCCATGAGAACCACCAATTTCATTGGCGGCTTCGTACATCTCCATGTTTTGAGTCTTAACGAAAAGGTGAAGACCCGGGGTTTCATCTTTAAATACTTTCCAAGATTTCATGTTTGATTGTCCAATCTCACAAGTTTTTGCTCCTCCACAACCGCATCCACAGTCGCCATCATCGTCTCCATGCTTCTCGGCATCTCGACGCATCATCGCTCCGTAGAAGTCTTCACGGCCAACAAAGCGTTTTGGTTCGCCCTGTATCGCCACTGATGGACCGCCATCAATTGGAAGATAGACAGTTTCTACTCTGACCCTGTTTGGTGGCCCAAACATAAAGTTCTCTCCGTCTGGGGTGTGCCATGCCGCGCGGATTGTTTGCTTGTCACCATCTTTTTCCAAGTCGAAGATAACCATATTTTCATCTGCTTCGCGGACCGTGACAGGACCGCCAAAATGCATTCCGAGGTGTCTGGCCAAACCACCCATGCGTCCGTTTATCGGGTTTATCGCATTGCCTCGTCCTGAATAAATCGGCATGTATTTAACTTCTGATTGTTCATCAGATTTCTTTTTTGTATTTTCGTATCTATCCAATAAACGGCGACCCTTTGCTGCAAGTTTTGCTGCGTCAGATGCATCTTGTGGCACAGGTTCACCCCATGCGGCTGCGGAAAGAGCGAGTCTTGTTGGGCGCCCCTTCTCATCTTTCATTGGACCTGATGGATTGGTGAAAAATCTCGTTAGGAATGAACCTTTACGGCGCATCTTTTGCGGAGTATCGGCTGGACCTTTTACTCCTGGTTTTAGGTTGGCACCTTCTGTGCGTCTGAAGTGTGCGCGACCAGCAGCAGTGAGACCACCCTTTGGGTCCTTGAGCGGAGCGCCCTTTTCTTCAATAGGAACACAATTCGGAACCATTTCGCCGTTTTTGCCGGCCTTCATTCCAACCTGCTTATACCCAGGCCAACATGGACCATCGGAACCCTTTGATTCAAGCTCCTGTTCATCTGCCTTAATAGAAATTGTTCCGGTCAGTTGATTTGCGCCATGCAGCACTGGGCTGACTTCGTATAGTTCCACTTCTTTTAGAAGGTTGGCTTTTTTCTGGTTGTCGTATGTTGCGTCAAGTGTTTTATACCCAATTGACCATTCTTGTTCTTCGCCGAAAAATTGGATATTACTAAAAGCTTCCTTGCCTCTTTCTGACTTGAGGTTGAATTGCACTCTTGTATACAAGCCGCCGACGCCATTTGCTCTCATTTTCGCTGGCAGGCGTGGGTCCTGTGGGCCGACTTCATAAATATCAAGGACCTTGCCGATTGGCTCATTCCAGTTGTGGCCCCATACAACACGGGGTTTTCTGCGTCTAAGGGACGCATCAAAACATCCTGGAAGACATATATCCCCAACGCTGTCTTTGTTGCCTATCGCAGCAGTAAAGCACTCAACTATTCCAAGTGCTTCATTCGTGCTGATTAAGCCTGGAATTGATTTGTACTGAGTTTCAGTAAAAGTTTCAGTAAAGTTGGTCATATTTATGCGCTTTCGAAGAACCGTAGTGACAATGATAAGCGCAACATCCCCTTCTGTGGCATAAGAATTGGGGATTAATGGCGAGTTTACTTAAAGTCTAATCAAGCCCGAATTTTAATCTGCATCGACAATTCATTGTCATGCTCGGAGGTGAAAGTGGGTCTCCAGGGAAACGGATGCTTTGGTCGCCGACAGCAAACGAGTCATTAACGCCAACGGTATTGCCATCCAGCAAGCGATGTTCAGACCTGGTCTTGGCATCTTTTAAGGCAATCCATGTTTTGCTTGCCGCGCCGACCTGCTTTGCCCCAAAATATACACCGGCATTGTATGAAGTCTGGGCTTCGTGTTCTGCAATCATGCGCTGTTTCTTTGATATCAAATTAACGAATACGGCTGCCAGCGCTGCTTTCAGCATTCCTGACCTGTCTTCATCTTCGGCAAGCGCTGATGCAATCAAAATTGCTGACTTGATTTCGTCTTTTGTTGAGTTGTTGACTTTTTGCATACGCTCTATTTGCGCGTTGAGAAGTGTTTTAAATTCTTCTTCGTCCATGTCGGCTGGCATCCCTGTTTGCTCACTAATAAGACGCGCAGCGTCGTTTGTTATGCCGGCTAGCAATGGAGTGAAATCTTCGAGCATCTGCTTGTTCCAGATTTCGCTATCGAATATTGATTCTGCCTCAAGGGTTGATGAAGATAGGGCCCTTCGTGATTTTGCGCCCATTGCTTTTTCCATCACGACTCTTTGTTGACGCTCAAAATATCTATCGAGATTTCTGTCCAGGATTTCAATCCAACGTTTTGAATTTTCTTCCGCTTTTGCATCCCAGTCGTCAACTTGTTTGTGCTCAGACTTTGACTGCATTGAGCTCTCATATGCCGAGAGCGCGCTTGGTGACATTTGTGTTGGTGGAGGTCCAGCCTGCTCGGCCGCTAAAGCCTCGGTCATCGTGTTTGGTTTTCCACTCATGTCGACTAGCTGCGCTGGTATTTCTTGTGGTGCCTGTTCTGCCCCAGGTTGGGCGGCCATCTCTGGAGGCATTGTTCCTTCTGGAGCAGGTGTTGGCATAACTCCTGCAGCAGCGACTCCAGGCATTCCTGGTTGCTGACCAGCCGCGGCAGCAGCAGCTGCCTGTTCTGCGGAGTCGAACTTCTTGTCGGTATAGCCAATAGGGGTGAGGTTCGGATTAGCAAGCATTGCTTGCATCAAATCTGATTCGATGTGTCTGCGCCCTGTTGCTGCACGATATTCATTTCCGCTGATTAATCCATTTTGAAACTCATCAAGCAAATAACGCTCGCGCTCTTGCTTGTAGAGAATTAGAATTGGGACATCAGAGGTGTCGAAGTCAATGTAGTACTCCTCATCTAATTCGTCCAATGCGCGACCGATTAGCTCCATGTGCGGAAGCATTGTTTCGTTCCAAAACACACGATGTTCTTCTGCTGCGTTGGAGAATGTTCTGCCTGATGCATTGCCGATTACTGACTCTGGTACGCCAAATGACGCAAGTATTTCTTCTTTTGTAATTTGTCGCATTTGGATGTAGTTTGCGTCACGCGGACTCGCCCCAGTATCGACATAGTCAACACCTTCGTCGGATGAAACGACGGTTATCGAACCAGCGCGATTTATATTTCCTCTAAATCTTGCTCGTAATTCATCTTTGTCGTCGTCGTCTATTTCACCCTTAACAACGAGCAGTCCACCCGGTCTTCCGTCATTGAGAAGGAAGTTCCTGTTATACACCTTTGATAGGTTTTCGATTTCTACTGCTATTCCCGCCGACTCAAGTGGGGTCATGGACAGGTATGGGTCGAGTGGGTGTGGCTTACGAATCCAGCAAACATCTTCTGGCTTGAGGGTTATTTTTGTCCCATTGCGCATATCTACTTCGTAGCCAGCAACAAATTTTCGTGGGTCCGGTATTGGCGATGTGTGCTGTGGTGGAAGAAGTTGCAGAGCAATGATGCTTCCATCTTTGCCGCGAACTTTTTCAATAAACGCGCCGCGTGATGACATCAGCAATTGTGATGACAGTCGATACCTAAATACAAAAGAGTTCTCCCCCATATTCGACTTTGAGTTCAAAATGTCGAGAATCTTGTTATCGTAATTATCTGTGACTATTTTTCCATGCGGAGAATTGTCTTTGCGCAAAATGACAGGGAGTCTCGCCTGGTTTCCAGCAATGGCATCGATACATCTATTCACCCATGTAACTTTTGCCATTCCCTCGCGATAGGCACGCTCAATGTCCCATGAGTCTCTATACGGCTTTCCAGCCATGCTTGGATTAAATGCGATTGGTGCACCGGGGGTTATCAGCGACTTCTGCCCTGAAGACTGGAGCGACTTGTTTTGCGATGAGTTCCACGCCATAAAATGCGATTATTCCAGTCCTAGTAGAAACCCTAATGCGCCGCAACTTACCCCAGATGCTATGAAACCAACAGCAGGGGAAATATAAAAAGCGCCAATTGTTGTCATAATTATAAATGACGCCATTAGCAAATTGGCAGTTCTACCCCTTGTAAACCAATTTTGTATTTTTTTCATCCGCCCACCAGTTACATGTCTTTCGTATGATTAAATACTAGTACTAAAAATGTTTGCGACAGGAACACGATGACGAAATGGGATGAAGTCTTAAAATACCTAGAGCCTAAAAAACCTTTGTTTTGCCCCGAGGAGCCATCGTTGACTCAGCGTGTGTTTCTTAGAACATATGACATTGAAGCTCTTTTCGGTGGTGCTGCTGGCGGTGGTAAGAGCTCTGCATTACTAATGGCCGCACTTCAATATGTTGATGTCCCTGGCTATTCCGCGATTCTTTTCCGCCGAACATACGCCGACTTGGCCCTGCCTGGAGCATTGATGGACCGCTTTAAGTCGTGGATTACGCAATACGACGAAGTTCATTGGAACGCTAATAGCTTTATAGCTACGTTCCCATCTGGCGCCAGAATCTCGTTCGGATACCTAAATAATGTGGGTGACTACCTTAGATACAAGGGTTCTGAATTTCAATTCATCGGCATGGACGAGGTAACCGAAATACGAGAGACGGATTATCGATACCTGTTCTCTCGACTCCGTCGCCCGTCTACTGGCGAACTTTCAAAGGTCCCACTACGGATGCGGTCAGCGTCAAACCCAGCGCCCAATTGGGTTAGGCAGCGCTTTATTGTAGAAGGAAAGGAACAGGGTCGGATATTTGTTCCATCCATGCTGACCGACAACCCAGGCATCGACGCCGAGTCGTACCGTCAAGCACTGTCCGCCCTAGACCCGATAGAACGTCGGCGTCTTGAGATGGGTGACTGGTGGGCAACAACCCTGGGAACCATTTTTGACAGAACTGCGTTTGTGCCAATTGACCCACTAAGTGTGCCAGAGGTCACATCAAGTGCTCGAGTTGTGAGGTTTTGGGACTTGGCTGCTACTGAGCCAAATCACGCCAACCCTAATCCTGACTGGACCGTAGGGACTTTAATGCTTTTCGACCAAGGTATCGCTTATGTGCTGGACGTCAGAAAAGCGCGAGTCAAGAACGAAAAGGTAGAGCAACTTATTGCCCAGACTGCATACGAAGATGGCCATACGGTCCCAATTCGGATGGAACAAGAGCCTGGTTCATCAGGGAAAGCGCTTGTGGACCAATACGCCAGATACGTTTTGCCTGGATATGACTTTGCCGGAATCAGGTCAACGGGGGACAAACTAACCCGCGCCCGCCCTTTTTCGGCCGCCGTGGCAAACGGGAACGTTCGCGTAGTACAGGCCCCATGGCTTTCGGACTGGTTGGACGAATTTTCCTCGTTCCCGGAAGCATGTGACCACGACGACCAGGTTGACTCGGCGGTTGGGGCATTTACACATTTAACTGGTTTGGGGTTGCCACAGAGGAGACAAGTCTCTATAATCATCTAGCAACACCTACTTAACTACTGGAGTGCTATGACAATTGAAGGGATACCAGCCTGGTCCGAGGCAATCGATTCTGCCAACCGTTCCTTGCTTTCTTTGGATAAATCTTTCCAAGAACTTGCTAAAAGCGGAGACATGGAGGTGATTTGCTCAGCTCTTGTTGAGGCAAATCTTCTCAAACAAAGCATGTCTGTTGCTTACGATTCGCTTTGCCACATCGTGAGTGGCGTAATGGGCAATACTGCCGAATACGTTGTTGCAGATGGAAGCAAGGTTGAGAAGCGAGCCGGAAACGACCGCAAAAAGTGGCAACATAAAGAACTTGCGGAAAACATTGCATCGCGTTTAAACGACATGTCGGTGGATATGTCGACGGGTGAAATAACAATGAGTCCGCAGGAGATGGTCGTCAAACTGCTCGACTACTGTGCACCGTCTTATTGGCGCGTAAAAGAACTTGCAAAAATTGGCATTTCTGCCGATAAGTTTTGCGAAGTGGAAGAAAAAGAAGCAAGTATCATCGTCCGAAAGGGGAAGTAAATGTCATCTATCTACCAGCAACTGTCCGAGCAGTTCCCTCAGGAAATGGAACGCTCACTAACCAAGAGCGGAACAAGCCTAACGTATATTCCTGTCAGTGAAGTAATTAATCGCCTCAACAAGGTTCTTGGAGTAGACAAGTGGTCATTCAAGATTGTTCGTTGTGAACGCGATGCATCAGACCCAGACTTTGTTGTCGCTCATGTGCGTCTTGAGTGGTGCCCAGCGCTGGGTGAAGAATTCAACATCGTTACTCGCGATGGATTTGGTGGACAAAAAATCAAGCGCACGAAGCAGGGCCAAATTGTTGACCTCGGTGATGAGTTCAAGGGAGCAATTTCTGATGCTCTCAAAAAAGCAGCACAGACCCTTGGCGTTGGCCTATACCTTGCTCGTAGCGAAGATGCGATGGAAATCGAGCAAGTTATGGATTCTGTTCCAGACAATCTTGAGGCTCAAGTTGTTTGGGATAACTTCCTTGGCGTAAGCAAGAAGTTCAACGCCGAACAGAAGGCTGCCTTGCGCACGAAGTGGACTGAGTGGAGTGGCGGCAAGCCGGTTCCTCAGAAAGAGAACATCTCCATGGCCGAAGCAGAGTTTCTGCATGCTGAAGCAATCGCCATTGCGTTTTCTGCCACCAAGCAGGATTAATAGTGTCTTCGGAGATAAATCAACTTCCACCACACTTATCGGCGTCATCAATTGGCACGTTTCAGCAGTGTCCGCTGCGTTTTAAGTTGTCTCGCATAGACAAGATACCCGAGCCTCCCACAGAGGCAACTTTGATGGGCAATTTTGTACACGACACATTGGAGTACTTCTACAACACGTACCAACCTGAAGAGCGAATTATTTCCAATGCTCAACTTTCTGCACGCATCGTGTGGGAGTCGGAAGGTTGGGCTGAACGGGTAACGCCATTTCTCAAGACGTTTTCAATAAATGATTTTCGATGGAATTCGTGGTGGTGTATCGAGAACCTATTTGGTTTGGAGAACCCAGGGAAAATCAACCCACGGGGAGTTGAGTTTGAAGTCAATGGCTCAATCAACGGAGTGGTGATAAAGGGTTTTATAGACCGATGGATTCAAGATGAAAACATAGTCACAATAAGCGACTACAAAACCGGCAAGACCCCATCTTCTCGCTATATGGAGGGAAAGTTTTTCCAGCTTATTTTGTACGCCCTGCTCCTCAAGGAGATGGGCATGAAAGAAGAAGAATTCAATCTTGAGCTTCTCTATCTTAAGGACGGAGTCCGCAAGACACATACCCCATCAGAGATTGACTACAAGTCAGCAGTGCATTTAATTACGACAGTAAAAAAGGAGATAGACCAAGCATATGAAGACAACAACTGGCCAGCGGTTCCATCACGACTCTGCGACTGGTGCATTTACAAGTCGGGTGTCTGCAGCTATTGGAACAAAAAAAATGAACGATGAGTCATTTGCGCGGATTGTTGCAGAAGACGTTAAAAATAAAATTACAGAAAGCCAACGCGATTATTTGATGCTTCCGCAAAACCGAGACCGGTGGAAGCGCGCTCTCATTGCGTTAATCAATAACATCGAATCACAAATAGCAGATATCGAGGATGACAAGACGTCCGATGTGGAGCGCTACGAAGCACTTGGGGTGCAGGGGAAGGCCTTGGCAGTTGAGGCCAGCGCAGCATATGATGCAAAATTAAACAAAATCAATCGCTTCAAGTTCTATGTTGAAAACCGTTTGACTTTTGTTGAAGGTCTGGTCGATGAGCAGTACGAAATGTCGCGTAAAGAAATTCTTGAAGCGGCAATCCACAAGTACCTACAGATGCTCGATGACCTTGATTACGAGCGCACAGAACTGGATGATGCGCTTGAGTATGCGCTCATCAACAACACGCTCGAGGCGTTTAATTCAGTTACACTTGACTAGTGCGTCATAGGTCAAAAAAGAAAGAAGCTGAATACAGGCTAAGAAGACCATTGGTTGCAAGACTTCTAGAAGAACGCCCATGGTGTGAGGCCTGCGCAAAATTTGCCGAGCATGACGGTGTTGGAATATACAGAAGAAATCCAAGCAGTGACGTTCATGAGATTGTTCGTCGTTCTCAGGGCGGGTCAATTCTCGACGAAGAAAATCTTATGACTGTATGCAGACCATGCCATACGCGAATAGGGAACTACCCGCAACTTGCGTTTGAACTTGGCCTAGCAAAACATGGTTGGGAGCGCTAAATATCGACTGAGCCAATTCTCGGATTTACTCGTCTACTCCCCGACCAAGCCGCTCTTAATGTTTCTCCGTCGGATGTTGTTATGTCGCCGCCGTTCAAAAACGGCCCATACCCGCCTGCGACTATCACCAAATCAGCAACACCAAAAAGCGCCAAAGTAACTCTTCGTCTGCGCCATTTTTCTTCTACAAAAATTTGTTGAATTTTTGAATCCTGCCTAAACCACTGAACAAATCCAACTCGTTCCGAACGGCCAATAAATTTTCTTTTGATTAAATCTTGTTCCATTACGATTGTTCCCGATGGGTAATCATCACCGTGCAGGGCATAGACAAAAATCATTGGGATTGGTGGGCCATTTGGATACGGTTTATCAACTTCTTTTACCACGTACCAAAGCGGTGGCGTGATGTTCATGACATCGTTGTCGTTCCAATTTATGAACAGATTTTGGTTCTCATCAATAGAGCCGAACCAAATTACATCTGATTCTGTTGGTCTGTTATCAGAAACGACAATGGACGGACGCTCAAACTCCTCCGTAGAGAAAGCATGAACCTCCGCCCATCTGTCTGTTAGTTGTTTCGGTTTCCAGAACCAAAGTTGCTTGAACGCCATTCGGCTAGATTAGTCGTTCCACCATGTCGTGAATTCACGAACTGGTGCGGATGTTGCGTTTTCTCCCCACATTCCGCTATAGGCAACATGGATATCTACATATGCATTATTTTCATATCCAGTCCAGTCTCCTGCAAAGTTATACACAAATATCTGCAGCATTTCATCAACATTCATGACCGACATGTCCGTTGTGTATGCACGTGTATTCCATTCTGCCTCGTCCCACGCGATGTTGGCCATTACGCTGTTATCTTCGCTCCCGAACAATGGTGCGGTTCTTGCAGTGCTTCTTAGGGATGGAAGATATGTAAATCCTCCACCTGCAGCAAACGCGCCAATTCTTCCTGCTGCATCGTCTGGGTTGCCGAGCCACATCGTAGGTTTTAGTGATTCATCTGCGCTGATGCCATATCCAGTTTGTCCACCAAAGAAAGCGCCGAAGTCGGTTGGCGAGTCAAAGTTATCTACAGGGTTTGCTGCGTTTTTTGCTTTGAACGCGCATAGCTTAAGAGTTCTTTCTGTTTCCATGAAGTCCCCTACAATGCCTTCCCAGAGACCATCGCTTCCATCGTAAACGGTGGTTGTCGTAAACCAGATTGAGTCAATCTTCACTCTGAACGGGAATGACACATTTAAGAATGACGGGTCATTTATTCTGACTTGCCACCTGTAGTTAACGATTGATGGTGCGTTTATTCCTGACAATTTATACTCCTAATAGATAGTGTTTGAAATAATATTATCATTAGCTACAAAACTTAATGCTACTCAAAAACAATTTGTTTATTTAACACCTACGTGTTTTGATATCGGTGTATCGTTGTAATTCTTAGGACCGTTATAGGCGCGAAAGTCGGGTGCACAGGGCAACGTGCAGCACCCGGCTTTTGCGTCTCTTTCATTTAACGGCAGCAAAGAACTCTTTACCTGACCATATTTTTCGTAGTGGTACTCTGAGGTTCTCTAGCCGGTAGCCATTTCCAAGGGAAGAAAGGCAGGTGGTCAAAGAGTCTAGTGATTTTTCACGGCAAAACAAATTTTGATGTTCGAAATTTGGAAACCCGCCTGATTGCTAGAGGTCAGGCGGGTGTTTGCTGTATTGGATTAGTATCTAAATCGTGAGACTACTTGGCCTTGACCTTTCGCTAACATCAACAGGCTTTTGTATTGATGGGCAAACTGGAATTATATCCACCGGGCTAAATGGAGTTGAGCGTCTTGAAGCTGTTCGAGATGACGTAAAAAACTTGCTTGTATCCAACAAAATAGAGTGCGTGTTGCTTGAAGGATATTCTTTCGCCTCTCGTAGCGGGCAAGCATTTTCAATTGGTGAACTTGGTGGCGTAATTAGAGTAGCTATTTATGAATCGGGTATTTCATTAGTGGAGATTCCACCAACGTGTAGAGCAAAATTTGCCACAGGCAAAGGTAACGCATCTAAGAACGAGGTCATTTCTGCTGTTTCCGCGAGGACTGGAATCGTATGGGGGAATCCAGGGGCAGATGATAAATGCGATGCGTGGATTCTTGAAGAAATGGGCCTTGCATATTTAGGTGAATCAAGATATGCTTGGCCAGAGATAAATCTGTCTGCATTAGAAAAGATAGATTGGTCACCTATCGAAGGGATTAACTAAGTGGACAGAAGTAAACCAATTAGCCAAGTTGACATCGAAGAAGAATTGTTGCGGCTAATGGATATGTTGGAACGAGAAACGGAATCGTTTGAATTGCTTGCTGTTGATGCCGCCAAGAAGGAAGCATCGTTTAAGGGTGAGTGGGCAAAACAATACCTATCAGCAAAGGGTTCAATCAAGGAACGCGAAGCATGGTCTGACTATAAACTTTCTGACCAAATTCTTGATTATAAAATTGCTGAAGGCTTGGTCAAGGCAAAGCGTGAAAAACTTCTCTCTCTTCGCACGAGCATTGATGCCCTGCGAACACTCAATGCAAACGTTCGCGTGCAAGTATGAAAAATATTTTTGACAAGGCGCAGCATTCAACCATTGAAGTATCCAAGTTAAAGCAACCCTCATGGCGCGCAACCCATGTTTTAAAGCCGGATTTGGAACTCTTGCGTGATTCCATAATTGAATACGGTCTGTTGTCCCCATTGGTCGTGCGCGCTAAAACCATGCAAATTATCGATGGGTATCACCGTTGGACTGTTATTCGTTCAAGCAAAGAACTTATGAAGCGTTATGACGGAGTTGTTGGCGCAGTCATTTTCGATATCGATGAAATAGATGCGATGGTCATGCATTTGCGACTGAACCGCGGCAGAGGGAATATATTCGCAAGCAATATGTCAACAATTGTTAAAGATGTTTGCTACAGCGGCAAGTATGACTCAGAAGAATTGCGCAAAATTCTCAGCATGAACGTGATGGAGATGGACGTGCTGCTCGACGGAACACTCCTGAAGAGCCGAAAAGTAAAAGACCACACATACTCAAAAGCGTGGGTTCCGATTGAGGTCCCATCCGGCAAACCAGATAACGCAATTCTTGAGCGCCCGCCAAACGCCGACCGCTAGTAGGTAATTGCAAAATGGTGTAAACTTTGGGAAACCTGTCTATCGCGAGGTCCCATGCCCACACCAAGTAATGCCGTTGACACAGAAATTGGCTCACCAACTAGACCCAGAGTATTTGCATCCAGAGAGAGGCAACCTGGGTTTCTGAGACGTGCCGCCGCTGCGGGTCTAGAGCGTTTGGCGAATGTTATTTCTCCACGACAAAGACCAGCCACGTCTGGTGCTTAGTAGGGGCGATTAGAGGTGCCTGTGCCTGAGGAAACTACAATCGTCACTTCGGATGAATTGGCAATCTATATGGACATTAGATTTTCCATGCGCCAGACCGACGCTGCAAAATTTGTTCTCGAGGGACTACAGAGTGAGTTGGAAACTTTTCTAGGAAGACCGCTGAAGCTTGATGAAGTCACGGAAACACACGTCATCCCGGCAACCCACCTAGGTGTTCCTGCTACATCTTTTTTCTACGACTCAAGTTTGAATTCAACAGGCGAAACACTGAACTATCTGCTTCCATCAATAACCATCCCACTGCGCAATTCCCCAGTTGTCAGCGTTAAACAAGTAAAGCTATTAAACACTGGAACTCAATACCAAATCATGGGCGAAGCAATTCTCAGAACCGCCACTGTTACAGGCGCTGTGCAGTCAGGGTCAACCGCAACTTACACGGCAACGGGTCACGGATTCACAGTTGGTCAAACAGTGAGCATCAGCGGGATAACTCCAACGAGCTGTAACGTTTCAGCAAAACGAATCACATCTGTGACCTCGAACACATTTACAGTTGGGGAAATAAATAATACGTTCGGTACGTATGTAAGCGGTGGAACAGCTAACGCAAATGGCAATGACTACACCGTTCAAAGATACGGTCTTGAGTTGTATCGCGGATTCGCTAATGACGTTGTCGAAGTTATATACACCGGTGGACTTGAAGGTGAAAATATTAAGCTGTTTAGACTCATGATTCTTCGTGCGGCAACACGCGAAATGCAAAACATGCATGACGATGTTGTTGGAACAAAAGATTTGAACACACGAAATGTTGCGCCGCTAGAAACTGGATTTTTAGAAAAAGAACTGATGGCTATGCGGAGATACAGAAGAAGAAGAATCTAATGGCCGAAATAGACATTGATATCAGGGTTCGTGGGCTTCAGTCCATGATTCTTGGTCTTGAGAAAAAAGTTGCAAGAGCACAGGATTTCACCCCCATCTTTCCAAAGGCAAAAGCAGAACTAGCTCTTTCTACGACTTCAAACTTTACTTCCAATGGTTTGCTTGTTGGTGGATGGGCTCCACTTGATGCGGAGTACGGAGCTTGGAAAATGACAAGATTCCCTGGAGCCCCACCGCTTGTGCGGACAGGCAAGTTGTTTGCGAGTCTTACCGGAGAAAACATGGCATCAGTTAGCATCATGCCTAAGTCTTTTACTATCGGAACCAATGTGGAGTATGCAAAATTCCATCAGTATGGAACAACAAAAATGGCAAAAAGAAAAATCTTGTTTGTTCCTAAAGAGTTTTCAATGAAATTTGCGAACGATGCAGCGCAGTGGGTGAATAGGGGAGATGCGTTCTAATGGCTTCTGAATTGATGTATGGTGCACAGTTTGCAAAACGATTTGTAACTGACTATTTAAAGAACGACATACCAACTCGTTTGATTGAGTATCGCAATGGATGGAACCTTGATACGCTTACTCTGCCAGACCCAGAAGAGTACCTAACCTACGAGCCACTCGCTCTTGACGCATGGCCATCAATTATCAGTGTTGTTTTATCAACCAAGCGATTTGAGAGACGTGGTTTTGCTAATGGACTAGACCCGTTATACAGAGTCGTTTATGGGATGCGAACATATGTGTGGGTTCGAACCGAGGGTTCTGAAGAGACAACAGAGATGCGGGATAGATTAACGACAGTCGTGAGGTCTGCTTTGCTCGACTACCCATGCCTACAAAGAGACGGTGCGGATAGAGAAGCGATGATTGACGAATCAACCGTTGGTGAAGAGTTTTCTGATTTGACATTGCTGAAAGGCGACAGAGTGTTGGCAGGTGCGTATATTGCTTATGACCTTGCAATAGATGAAGTGATTACGCGTAAGAATATCGCCGATGAAGTCACTGAGTTCACTGTTGATATGGGTGTGAATCCGCTCAATTCGGCAATATCGAACTTTGATGGCACCACATTTACTGTTTCATAGGTTGATATGGACATCAATTTCTTTGAACCCATTGACGAACTTGTTGAGAAAATTGACAGTTCATATGCCGGATGCGTTCAGGTGCAAAATATCTCTGGCTCAATTCTGCAGATTGCTGAAGGCTGCTACCTCAGAACTTATGCATTTGCCCTCGTGTCTGAAGAGAATAACAATTTAGAAAAATTCATCAAAACACGAAAAGTTAAAGTTCATCCACTTAAATTTTCTAAGACCAAAAAGAAGAAAACCACAAAGCAGGAACCAAAAGAAGAGGACAATGTGTCCAAAATCGGACAAAGCATTGACATTGATGAGCTGGCTGCAATGTTTACAATGGATAAAAGCAAGTTTCAAGTAGAAAAAAATGCTACTGAATAGAAACCATTCTTGGTGTTGCGCACAAAACGTACGCCAAAATTGGGCCGCGAGTAGTTATACTCTCAGTAGTCTCATAACAAATAGTTCCTTTAGAAATGGGACGGAGGAAACAAAATGGCTGCAGGCGTAACCATCACAACATCAGTTCGCACAGGTCCAACAAATGCACAGCTTGCTGCCACAGCAACGATGTTTGTTGCCGGTGTCACAGAGCGTGGCCCAGATGGAACCTGCCACCTCGTGACAAATATTTCTGACTTCCAGGATATTTTCGGTGCAAAGGTGTCAGACGGCTGGGTGTATCAAACAGTCGAAACATTTTTTGAAGAGGGTGGCGCACGCGCTTACGTTTCTCGCGTGGTCGATGAGTCGGCTGTCGAAGCGGAAGCAGAACTTCTTGATTCAAGCGCTTCGGTATGCGTGACACTGATTGCATCAGGAACAGGCACATGGGCAAACACACAGCTCGAAGCAGAAGTAACAAATCCTTCAGTTACTACCTTTAAGGTAAAAATCAAGCTGGATGGAGCTACTGTCTGGACAAGCTCAACACACTCGACACCAGAAGATTTCATTGAGGAAGTCAACAATGACCCAACTGCAGCACTGTATGTAACTGCTGTCGCTGGTACATCAACCAACATCGCCGATGCGGATACATATTCGTTCTCTGGAGGAACCGATGGTGGAGCACTTGTTGATGCAGACCTCGTAACTGCGCTCGACACATTCACAAACAATCTTGGACCTGGTGCAGTTTGCGCCCCAGGATTTACATCGAATGCTGCTCGCCTTGCACTTCTCTCGAATGCTCAGGACAACAACAGAATTGCAGTCATGTCATTCGACAAGGATGCAACTGTTGCTGAAGCAATTTCAGAAGCAGCAGACTTCTCGGTCGAGGACAATGCGTCATACGGCTCATTCTTCTACCCATGGGTGAAAATTCCAAATGGCAGCCTTACACAAGTTGTTCCGCCAGAGGGCTATGTTTGCGGCAAGCGCGCAAAAGTTCACAACCAGTTCGGTTCATGGACTCCATGGGCTGGCGAAAAAACACAAGCAGACTTCGTCACAGGTGTTTACTCATCAATGACCAAGGCTGAAGCTGGCGACCTTGACGATGGCAACGTAAACCCAATCCGGGTTATTAATGGCACCGTCCGCGTGTATGGCGCTCGTTCACTCTCGAACGACACAGCCAACTACCGATTCATCATTTCCCGTGAGGTTCTCAACCAGATTACCTACGAGGCGGAGCAGGCCCTTGAGGCATTGTTGTTCTTGCCAATCGATGGACGTAAGTCGACATTCTCTCGTGTTCAGGCAACACTGACAGCGATTCTTGACAGAATCCGTATCGGTGGCGGCTTGTACGAAGCATTCGACGCATTCGGCAAGCAAATTGACCCTGGCTACACAGTTCAGGTCAACGATGCCAACAACCCAATCAGCCAGCTTGCGACAGGTGCAATCAAGGCAAAGATTGGTGCTCGAGTTTCTTCAATCGGCGACAAGATTGAAGTCGAAATCACAAAGTCCAATCTAACGGCAACGTTGGTATAGGTACACGGAGGAATACATGGCCAGTAATAAATTAGCTCAGAGGCAGATTATTGCCGAAATCACACCACTTGCTGGTGGCGATGTCGTGGGCCCAAATCTTTCTGGGTACTTTGCTCAGGTCTCTGGTGGTGAAATCACCGCAGCCGTGGAAAAGATTTACATCGGCGGTCAGCCGTTCCCAGAAGTGCTCTGCGCACCATCCGAGGTTGGCGACTTAACCCTGACCAAGCACTATGACACAGACCTTCGTACAGTTATGAAGGACCTTCGTCTAGTTGTTGGTCGTGCGTACTACGAGCTTAAGATTTACGACACAGACTGCGACCTCAAGAACTCACAGTCAGAGAGAATCTATTCAAAGGCTCTTCTCACTGGTCTCTCTGAGCCAGAAGGCGATGCATCATCTGGTGCACCAGCAACCATCGCGTTGACCTTCGCTGTATCAGGCGCACCAACACAATAATCGTTGACATCCGCCACTAAAGGGTATTCCCTGATAGTGTTGCGCGCATGACGAACTTATACGAAGAAGACAACTCCCTGTCCGCTGCAACCCCATCATTTGATGGAGCCGATGAAAACGTTCTTGATGCTCTCAAGGCTGTTATCTCGAAGAAGGTTCAGAGACCAGAAATCTTTATCAACGTCCCAGAGCGTCCGGGCGTCACATTGCTGATTAGCCCAAACATCACGCAGAATCAAATTCGTGCTTGGCAAAAGAACTCGGGTTCAGAATCAAAGAATGGCATCGATGCAACAAAGTTTGCCTGCCAGGTCATTGGTCATACCGTCAAGGGAATCTTCTTGAATGGTGAAGAAGTGTTCGAAAATGGCAAGCCACTCGGCTTTGCATCGCCATCGGTGCTCAAAATGACTGGTGCAACACGCGCTCTTCCGGACTGTGTACAAATGTTCTTTGGACTTGACCCACACGTTGAGTCTGCTGCTTTGGCAATTATTGACGCTGCTGGTTACGGTGATACCGTCGAGCAGCAGGAAAACCCCTCGAAGCAGTCCTAGAAGAATTAATCGAAGACACGCGCATCGAGACCGCTGCGCGTCTAGGAGAGGTCTTCGGCACAGACCCAATAAAACTGCTTGATTGCTCATTCGAGGAATGGGTTATAAGGCTTGCTTGTGCTAAAGTTGTTCAACAGGACCGCGAAGCAGCTGAAAGAAAATCGCAAGGCTACTAGTGTGTCGTAGATATTTATCTAAGGTAAGAGGCTATGGCAGCTGACGAGCGCGCAGTTATAACTATTGACGTTGACGTCAAGAACCTGAACCGCATACAGCAGGTTATTGCCGACCTTGAGGCAATGGGTATCGCCTCTGAAGTAAACGCCGCGAAATTCTCCGCGCTTACAGGCGCAATGAATAGACAATCCGGAGCAATGAGGGGCGCATCCAAGGATTCTCAAAAGCTCTGGGAAAGAATAAGCCTCCTCGACCGCATATCTGGGCAGTTCACCAAGCAAGCCAGAAAACTCATGTTCGCCGTTATAGGTATGAGCATTGAGTTTGGAATATCAGCCCTGGCCCTTGCCTCGGTTAATGCTGCATTTGCTGTCGGAAAGGTGCTTGCTAAGGGCTATCAACTTGTAATGCAAGGTTTGGCGGCAGGGTTAGCCGCTGTTGGGGCTGCGGCAATAGCTGCAGCTGCGGCATTTAATGAGTACCAGACTGCCCAGTTTGCATTTAGATACCAGAGTGATGCCGTAAGCACATCTCTTGATAAATCCTCATATGCGATGAGGTCGCTATATAAAGACACACAACTCAATATCTACGGCATGAAGGCTCTTTCTGCTGCGTTTGTCGCTGTTAGCAAAAACACAAGATTTACTGGCGAGTCACAAAAAATGCTTCAGGCGTTTTCGGACTTTGCTGCATCGAGTGGTGACCCAACCAAAGGACTGCAGGCAGCAGCAAATGCTGTCGGCTTAATTCAAAAGAAGCAAGCCGGTATCTACAAAAACAGCAAGAGCATGAGCCAAGAAGCAATCAATGCAATCAAGGAAATAAACCCTGCGCTTGCTGACCTGTATAAGACTGGCGCTGGTCCTGGAAATCTTGGGAACAAAGAAAAATTCATAGAAATGCTCCTTAGCGGTGAACTGGCTGAAAAAGCTGGTGTTGCTGGTGCGGCTCAGAATCTTGCAGGAACACTTGTTTCGCAATTCAAAAGCTACATTTCCGTAGCGTTCGTTGAATTGAATGATGTTGGCCAGCGGGTTTTAAACCCGGTAAAAGAAGCCTTGAATGACATTTTCCAGGGTTTCATTAGGACATTCAGACGTGTTTCGTCTGACTTGGTTAGTTTCGGACAAGGTCCGTTCCTAAAAACGTTAACTGCTTTTGTGGGGAAATTGGAAGATTTCTCTGTAATGCTGTTCAGAAAGTATTTACCTCAAACACAGGGATTCTTCCAGAGAATGGGCAATGTATTCCTTCAATTGAAGGTTTGGTTCCTCGATGTTCGTAATTCGCTCAACGAGATGCGTGATGGTGGTTCAATCGTAATCAAAACGTTTGGCAAGCCAATAGCAGAAATTTTTAAGGGAATCGGGAGAAACGCCCGTTCGCTATCAGACATCGCTGTAAAAAATAAAGATAAATTCCTCAACTTTGGTGAGGCTTTAAAGAATATTGTTGCTGCGCTGTTTGAAATGTCCGCGGCATTCCGCAACATGTTCACCCAGGCTTTGCCATTCATTACTTTGCTTCTCAATGGTCTTAGTAAAATCGTCGGTTTTGTAGAACGATTGTTTAATGGTTTTGCCAATCTTGGACCTATTGCTGCTGCGCTCGGTGTTGGCGTTGCTGGTATGACTTTGAAGAAAGGAACTAGGTACGCTCGCCGTCAGGCACGATATGGACAAAAAAGTACAAAGTTTGGATTGCAAGAAGTTGACCCATTAGAAGCAGCGTATAGAAATCTTAAATACACCAAACAGGGTTCAGGAATGAACTTAAATCCTGCTGGTTCTCCTCTCTCTGGAGCAATGGCAACCGCAGGGTCACAAATTGCCGGAGCTATGACAACTGCGATGACTCCGGGTATGGACGCAATTCGTTCGAGTTCGCAAAATGCTGCAGCCGCAATCAATGAATTAGCTGGTGCTGCTCGCGGGAGTGGCGGAGCATTACGTGGTGGAATGACCGGAGGGCGAGTTGATATAAGTGGCTACGCTCAGACTCGCCCAAATCGTAAACCTGGCCAATCCGATGCTGCGTATCGACGTGACATAGCGCAATGGATTAGGAGTCAAAAAGGTGGACACGAAGAATTCAATAGACAGCTTTCCAGTAAATCGGCTCGGCCGCTGACGCGAGGTGAGTTTTTGCGTCAAAAATACGGTTCAGGGGACCCGGTGGACCGTCGACCAATATATGAGCGTGGAGCCACTGCGGGAACACGAACGCAAGCACAACAATTCGCATATTACAAAACACAGGATGACCTATTCCTCAACGGCATGGAACGTCATCGTAATAAAAAAGCAGGGATGGAGAGGGCGAAGCAAATTGCAATCGAAAGACAGCAAGCTGCTGCACGTGCGGCGATGCCAGCTCCATCGCGTGCGGGCAGCATATTTTCTGGATTGAGAAGCTCTGCAAAAACTTTCTTGATGGGTCCTGGGTCTGGTGGAATTGTTGGCGCGGCATCTGTTCCTGGCGCTGGTGGTGGTGGCAGCGTAGCGACAATTGCTGGTGAAAGCACGCTCCCATATCGAACAGTTCGCGAACAGGGCCTCCTTCCATATATGAAGCAAAGAGGTGGACAAGCACTATTTGGCAGTGGGTATCAGGGCCGTGGTTTCAAAGCTGAAACTCGCGACTGGTTTGCTGGGCGTGCCGGCAGAGAAAATTATATGGGCTCACTGCAGCAACAACGTGAATGGTACATGCAAAACGTTGATAAAGACTTGAAAGGGTTCAAACCAAATAGAAAAGAAGCACTCAAGGCTGGATTTAAGTCCCAGTTTTCTGGTCTTGGTGTTCTTGGCGCCATGGGCGCTGGATACGCATTACAGAACGGCATTCCGGGAATGGGCGGATTTGGCAAAGCAACTGATGAGGCATCTGGAGCACTACAAACCGGTGCCGGGCTTTTGGCTCTAGATGCAAAAGCTGGTATAGCTGTTGGTGGTCTTGGAGCCGCAAAATCCGCTCAAACACGTCTTGGCGGTATGGCATCGGGTGCGATTGGCGGTGCTGCTCTTGGCGCGAAGATTGGTGGAGCCATCCCACTGCCATACGCAAAGCTCATAGGAACAGGTCTCGGTGCAATTATTGGAACTGGATTTGGCTTTGTCATGGCTGGACGAAACCAAAAAAAGATGGCTCAAGATGCAGCGGACAAAGTCAACTACGAACAACTCGCAAGTCTGGCTGGCTCGGCAATACAGGGAGCGATGTCGGGGAGTCTTTCAGCAACAAGGAGCAAGCTCAAGCAGAGCAGGGTCTTCCTGGATAGATATAAAGCAGCTGGGACAAAAGAAGAACGTCAGGCAATACTAAAGGCCTATTCAACAGGGCCAAATGCAGTTTTGTCTGGAAACCAGCTAAGTCTTGCAACGGGTAAAAACTCAGATGATTTCATAAATCAAATGTCAAAAAATGTTGCCGACCAGCGAGCTGTCGAAGTTTCATTGAATTCGTTTGAAAAAACTATGGCTCGACTTAAGCAGACCACAAGCATGACGTCTGAAGAAATATTTGATTTGGCCATGCGGAAAAATGTTAACCTTTTCGATGCTACTAAAAATCTTTCCGACATAACTGCTGAACTTGGTGTTGGAATGGTAAAAACTGGAAAACAAATGAAAGATGCATTTACCGATATCCGCGTTGCCGCTATGGATGTTTTTAGCCGTTTTGCAAAGGGGAAAGAAGCAAAAGATGCAGTGCAGGCAGCATTTGAAACTGTCTACTACGGCAACAAAACCGAAGACGCACTAGCCGACTACCTGAATCGCTATAGCGATTATCTTAACTACAAGAACCCAAATAGTCCTTTGATGAACATTGCTACCTTCATCAAAGATATGGGTGCAGGAGCGAAGTTTGGTCAAGGTGCAAAATTCCAAACCGGTGGTTCATTGTATGGTCGTACCCCAACGGGCAATGCTCTGTCTCTTGGTCAGGAATCAAGCAATTTGCTCGTCAAGCAAAGCGCCGAGACAGTCGCAAACCAAATCGGTTCGCAGCTGCTTGCCACAAATGTCCAAGGCCAAAACCCTGTTGATTTACGTAATCGACTTATTAGTAAAACTACTGCATTGCTGAATGCAGTTAATGCTGGCAATGCCGCTGGCGCAACAGAGGAACAGAAAACAGCTGCCGCAAAAGCTGAACAAGATTTGAAGGCAATTGACCAACTCATCAATAATCCAGCCTCATTCCAAGGACTAACAGCAGCAGAAGCCCAAGCCAAGCTTGAGAAGTATTTCCCTGGTTTGTTTGGCGCACCAGCACAGGGAGAGACAGGTGCTCGTATACGCGGTCAAATGAGCGGTCTTACCTCCGTCACAGAGAATAGCGTTGGCCTAAACCTTGATGACGAAAATATAAAGAAAATTAGCGAACAATTCGCCGAGGCTATTAAATCTGGATTCCTAGAGATGACAGATGCTCCGAGTTGGTGGAATCAAGCACCGAGTTGGTGGAGCTGGAAGTTCAATCCGGACACTGGGAAATTCGAGCCATCACCTGACACCAGTTCGCCTCGACGCAGCCGTATAGGTGATACGAGCACATCGAAAGCACTCGGTATGACGATGTCTGCACACAGGTCAATGGACTCAATGTTGACCGGAAAGAGAAGTGTTACAAGCGCGTTCAGAACAAACAACCTTGGCTCTCCAAGTAGCGACCATGCTGCAGGTAGGGCTTATGACCTGACTGGCCAGAACTTGGGGCAGTACGCAACGCTGGCTAAAGCCGCTGGAGGCTTTGCCGAGTTCCATGGAGCAGCAAGCTCACGGCATCTCCATGTCGTCCCAGCATTAGGTCGTTCTGGGGACACATCCACGCCAATGGCAGCAACTGCTGCGGTGTCAGGTGGGTCAATGTATCAAGGTGGGGATATATCGATAACCATAGTTGAGTCTAAGGATGCAAAAGCTACTGCGAAAGAAGTTGCTAGAGAGATAATCGCCATGCAGAAGAATGAACGTAGGAGAATGTAATGGCGATAACTATTGCAGGACGTGCAGCCCTAGAGGGTGTATTTACTGGAGCGAATGAGCTGGCTAAATCGCGCAAGGAAAAGAATGGTTCACGGCTCCGTTCAATGCAGCAAATCACTGCCGCACTGGGCAATCCAAAGCCGATGGAGTATGTATTTCTCTATCCGCCACAATCATTCACACATGAAGGATATGGCGTAAATCTCAACCAAATACCGCGCCCGTACCTGTCACCAATAGTAGACCCAACTGCAGGAAACGCGCGTAAAGCTGGTTTTGAATTCAATGTTGTAGCACAGCTCGACCTTTTCAAAGATGGTGTTTACGTAGACACTGTTGGCGATGGCTTCCAACTCTCGACCGATGACGAAATTGCTGTTATTCAAGCCTTTGCCGATAATGGCATCCCAGTTGTTTTCAATAATGTCCACAGACAACTACAAGAACTTGCGTGGTACATCGAATCTGTAACATTCACCCATAATCGCTCTGTTCTGGCTGGGACAACTGCAGTTTCTAGTTGCAATATGTCATTGGTCGAGTTTACATACACAAACAAAAAGCTCATTCTTCTTCCTAGATTCAAATACGGCAACATCACACAAA